ATAAGAGCATCGTCCGCTGCACTACCTGACCCTACAGTAAAATTTTCATGGTCTGCTGATTTGCTAAAGAATAGCGTTTGCGGATTATTACTTGTTGCACCAAACACCAGCCTTTGTTCAAAAAATGTTACAACGGACGGATGATTAGCCGCACCATAAAGAGCTGGCACTGACGCTTCTATTTTTTTTAACGTACCACCAGATGAATACGCTGTAAAACTTGTTGTGTTAATAGCGTTATCGTCTACGTCTTTTAACGTAAAAGTATTTGTCGTTGCATTGGCTACAACAAAATATTTGTTATTCAGCTCTGTCATTCCCACAATAGCTTCTATAAGCACCGGATCACCGTTACTAAAGCCATGAGAGCTGCTTGTTATAACGCCTGGATTAGCTTGTGTTATAGCACTAATATTTTTTGGCGATTGCGGCTCACCTAAAAACAACGCATCTAGCACCCAAGAATTATGATCTGTACGCGCTAAACTCCGCGCTTGGTATGAAGGATGTACGATGTACATAATGTCCGCGCTTTGAGCAAAACGCAGATTAAAAAGATCCGCTGTTTGGTATGGCGTTGTAATCTCGTATATTTTATCTACGGTAACGCCAGTATCAAACGTGGTAAAGTTTGTTGTATTTATTGCTGTGCCAAATAAATCTGTAAGCGTAAACGTGTTTGTCGTTACATTCGCTATTAGATAATTTCTAGACTTTAATTCTGTCATAGCGCCAGTGTTTGTTAAAAACACCTCATCGCCATTGCTTAGACCATGACCATTACTTGTGAGCACACCAGGGTTTGCTTTTGTAATAGCAGTTACTGTTTTTGCGCTTGCTTCTAATACTTGCAGCCCATTGCGTAAAACGCGCATGTACTGATTGCCAAACTCTAGCGCATACGTGTCAGCTGTTTTAAACTCAAAAGGTATTAGCCTTGTTTTAGCAGCGCTATTTTTTACTTCTCCTAAAAACTCAGTACCAGGACGCCTTGTGACACCGCCATGAGGCTGGACAATCATATTCGTTAAATCAGATAGACCCTCTCTGTATTTTTCTATATTTATGCGACCTTCTAGGCGTGGAGATATTTCTCCGGCTGTAAAGGTAGATAGAGCTGGTGCAGATCGCGCCATTTACAATCTCGCTTCGATAAATTCGCTTGCCTCGATGCGTTGCGGTGCACCCTCAGTGCCATCAACAAATCGTGCTTCTTTAAGTTTTTGGTCATACAAACTTGCGGTTAGCTGAATAATAGAATTAGACCCAGTGATTGCGTACGCTATTTCCATTGCTAGTTTTGCCGCCAGCGTTTCTATTAGGTTTGCTTCGTACTGCTGTGGATCGGTCACACGGCCTACGTATTTAATTTTTGCCACACCCTCATCGGTTAACAACTTTCGCCCCTCTATGACGAATACAGGGCCACCTGAGTTACTTGTCATATTGTCCTGGGGATAGCTTAATGTGCCATTAGAAAACTCTAACACGCGCAAACAAAAAGGATCTGTTGGCAGTGCATATTGATTTGCGTAGCCAAACTCTGGCGCAGTGCTTTCTTTTGCCAATTCAGCTCTGCGTAATAGACAATTCCAGGGATGTGCTCTGAACACGGTATCACGCACTGACTCATATCGCTGATTAATTATTCGCGCTGGCTTACTGTTTTCATCGAGCGAGGTAATGTTTGTCGCTCCCAGCGTGTTCAGCGCATAATTTGCAATATCAACTTCAGAAGTCATTTGTTTTCCTCACAAAAAAAAGGGGGCGCTTTCGCGCCCCTCTTCATTAATCAACCACGTATTTTATGGTCAGTTCGATAGTACCAGTGCCAGCAGCACCGCCCATCGTAACTGTGATTGCCACACCATCACCATTTGTGTCTGTCTCTGTACCAGAGCCCAAAGCCAAAGTAGCAAGAATGTCTACTTTTTGTGCTGATGTTGATGCAGCCGCTGCTTTATATGCAGCTGCTGACGCGCTTACTGCTGATCCAGCTGCATTTGTGTGTGCAGCAAAACCAACGCTTAGTGTTGTTGATGACCCTAGTGCATCATGCGCTAGAGATCCTTCCAACAAGCGTGCGCCATCTGGCAATATAAACATTTCAATAACATCACCAGATGCTAATGAAGATGCTTCATACGTGCCGTGAGCTACACGGATACGACCGCCTAACTCGTTTGCTTTGTTCATCACGGCTGGTGTAGCTCGTGAGTTAGTTCGTTGTGTCGAAAATACCGTTGCCATTGATCAATCTCCTTATGATTCAGTGCAAGCAATTTCAACTACCTTCACCTCTTCCATGCGTGTAGCACCGAGGGTCTGGCAGTAATAAACTTGCGTTGCGTAAGATTTATCAGCACGTTCATCGATCTTAGCCATAGGCTCTTTGCCTACCGCCATTTTCACACCGTCTTGAGCAAAGCAAATAACCTGGCGGTTACTGTCGCTGTCTAAAGTCAAACGATTGCTTGTGATAAAATTAAATCCCATAAAAGAATTTATTTCACCTTGCGCTAACGCTTTGACGGTATTGAAGTCGGACGATTTGACCTCTGTAGTGTTCAACAAATCAGAAACTTGTTTTGGTGAAACAACAATTGTACGCGGTATTGATGGATCTACAGATGCAGCATCCAGTGTTTCTTTTGCGCTTAACAATTTTGCTACAGTAAGACCGGCTGATCCATGTGCAATTTTCTGACCTGACGGAAGTGCAGTTGCTGTACCGCCATCTTTGCCAGTTTGCGCTGTACCTAATGCCGCTGCAATGATTTCATCATCCATTGCTCTACCCATCGCAGCTGCCGCTGCTTTGCCATAGCTAGATGTCGGATCAATAAGCAAACGTACTTTATCTTGCTCATCAATTAGGTCAGCCCACTCGTAATCAGACATGGTTACCATGCGTCTTGTGTGTGGTGTTTCGACCAGAGGTGTATCAGCATGTCGGCTTGTTTTCTTTACCGCCGCTGATGACCCTACTTGGTCAAAGAAAGCTTTTTCGCCATTCACGCTTTCCACATCTACTGCAACACGCAGCAACGAGCCCATTTGCTGTGATAGCATTTGAACATTCGCGGAAAACTGATTGACAAAAGCTGTATCAATTTGAGTAGACATTTGTCTCTCCTTTAGCTTTGTTTCAATTTAGGATTGCTGCGCCAGGTTATCCTATAAGGGCCATAGCTTACTGCTTGAGGCAGTCAGTCTGCATGTCACACATGCTTGCCGTGTGGGCCTTGCGGTTGTCCACTATTCACGATGCTAGTTGAAATAGCTCTTGTGCTTTTTTAACGTAAGCATCATGTTCTGGGTGATCCCTAATGCCATAGGGGCCATCTAATCTTGTAACTTCTTTTAGCTCAGCTCTTGCTTGCTCTGGTGTCATAATCAGCTCCGTTGGCTCGCCAAACAAGCTATCTTCACCAATTTGCTCTCCAAGTGTTACAAACATTCGCACAATGTCTGGATGATCGCCAAGCTTGCGACCATCTTGCAAAATAACGTCTTCAAACATTGCAAGCTTATCCTGACCTAGCAACATTGTAGCTGCATTATAAGCCATCTTTGTTTTTTGATCATATGCTTGACCGTATTCGCTTTTAAGCTCGTCAATTGCAGTATTAACTGCCTGTTCAGCATATTGATCATTTGTTTCAAACGCATTTTGCGCTTGAGCGTTTAAATACTGCACGATTGTTTGCGCCTGTCGTGGCGCTAATCCGGCATCAAACATTGCCTGTTGCAAGGCCGATAAGTCATTATCATCAACATCTACGTCAAAATCTAACTGATAATCGCTTGCATTTTTAGGTCTGCCTGTTTCGGCATAGAACTGCGTGTATTGATCTGGTGTCCAGCTTTGTTGTGGCTTGCCAATGCTATCAGCTCCAATCATTGACCTTGCGTGTACGTAGCTTTTTGCCAGAGATCCAGCATCTGTGAAATTTCGCAGACTTGGATTATCTCGTAAATCTTCCGGTAAACTCTCTAAAAAATTTGCTGGAGCTGCTGGTGCAGCTGCCGATGCGACTTCTTGAGATCCAGTATCTTGGGTTGCCTCTTCGCTCATTCGGGTTCCTTCCCTTCGGTCAGCATCCGGACAATCAGCAACACAGTTGCTCGCTGACCTTCATTAAATGCAGAATTATATGGATTGTCCGTATAGGTGGTTGTCTCAAAACCAAACCTGGCCTTGAGGTCACTTAGTACTTTATTGCCATCTTCAGTGTTAAATGTCCGGCGATAGGCTAGTTTTAACTCTTCTATTTCATTCATTGCTGTGCAGCCGCTGCAGCTTGTGCTTTAACAAGAGGCGCAACTTTATTTGCTCTTTCTGCTTCTTGCATGACTGCTTGCTGTTGTTGCGCTGCCGCTCGTGCTTCTGCTTGCTGACGTCTTACTTCTTCAACCTCACCAGCTCCGCGAATAACACGCGCTGGTAACCCAGCTGTTTCAACCAGGTATTGCACCATCTTATCACCATCAATGTAATCTGTAACAGGCGCTACTTCTGACACTTGTACTAAGATTTCAAAGCCACGTAGCATTGCCTGTAGATCTGTAAGCTTTTGCGCTTTAGCCAGCGGTGATACATACTCGATGTCAACTTCTTGTCCTTGTAACTCCTCCGGAGCCGGAGGGAGGAGGCCGTTCCGGAGGAGCAGTGCAAAGGATCTAGAGATGAGCGGTTGGAGCAATTCGGCTTGTAACCTACCCAAGACAGGCCCAAGCAACCGCATTTTCTCTTCGTTTCTTTGCAACACTTCCGTAGCCGTCATATTTGCGCCCTGACCCAATAACAGCTGGTCTACATAAAAAGCCTGACGAATTGCATTTCGCCTTTGCTCTTCCATATTTAAACCTAGTGGGTTGTTTGCGCCTATGTTCAGCGGCTCTAGTCGATCTCTTGTTCCGGAACGGTAGAAATTCAAAGCTCCTGGTGATGTTCTTACGGGTGAGATAAAACCATCATCAGGAACCATGAGGGGTGGATCTAATTGTTTTTGGCTGGCTCGTATGGTCACTTCGCTCATTTTATTGAGCATTTTTACATCTGGCAAAGCAGTCATAGCTGGAGAGCGACCATACTGGCTAACTGAATCTTTTACAAAACGCGGAACCATAAACGGAAAGTCATCAAAACCACTTTCTGACAAAATAGCCAGCCCATCCGATATGTAATATATAGATGCAATGGGCTTGTCTTTTGCAAAACTTCCCTTTGTTTCGCCGCGTGGAAAAACAGCATGGATAACATCATGTTCTGCGTATGGATCTTTTTCTACGTCTTTTTTTATTTTCTGCGGTAGTTTAGCGTCTGGAAACTGCATACTGATTGCACGCGCTGACATTTTAAACTTACGATAGATTGTATCTACGCGACCACTTGGATCCTCTGATATACATATCTCCGCAATATGTCTGCAAGCAAACCGCAAACCATCAGGGTTCATCTCCACATAAAATGCACCTGTGCCAAAAACCACTAAGTCATAATATAATTCATGTATTTCTTGCTGAAAGTTAGAGCGATTAAACGCTTGGTACATTTGATCTGTACACACTTCTAGCCATTCATTTGCCGCATCATCTTGCTGCAATACTGGGTTTCTATATCGCAAGGAAAACCAAGGCGTGCTAGGGCTTGTTAGCATACCGTGCAAGCTCGATGCCAACAGCTCTACTGCATGTATTGCAGTACCGTCATAAATTAGCTCTGTGCGTTTATCGCCTGGTTGCCTTTCTTTTGTTATATCTGCTTTGCGTGGCAACATAAAATCTGCAAGTTGCTGCCAGTGGTTTTCCCAATTTGATCGCTGGCTTTGTAGCGTTTTTAATCGCTTATCAAGTTGCGTTATAATAGGATTTACTTGTGCCATTATTTCATTCCATAACTGCCCATAATCGATGGACGTTTGACCTTAATACCTTCCAAAACCCTACCTTGAGATCGTCCGGCTGACTTTTGCATCATACGCTCTAACGGATCGACAGTCGCATAGCCTGGCAGTTGCGCTGGCTGCACCGCATCACGCCCCATCAAACCAGCTATATTCTGTGGCTTTTTTTTATTCATAAGCATTTTAACCAGCCAACAACGAACGTCTGCGTCTTAATCTTGGATCTTCCTCTTCATCCTCAGACGTCAGCAAGCCGCCAGGTCTTGTAAGTATCGATGCCCTTCGACCCTTTGTGTACATATCTATGGCTTCATCTTCTGCTGGGCCTACTGATATAGCAGCGTCTGCTTCCATCTGACCGCCTGTAGCAGTACCACTTGAAACCGTTTGTACTGCTTCCGGTACAGACGTTAAGATACTTGTACCACTTACAGCACTTGGCGTATCACCAGCAGCTGCCGCTGCTTCTTCGATTTCTTGATTTGTTAATTCAGTAGTTTCCGCTGTAGCTTCTGGCTGTGAAAAACTGCTTGTGGTTTGCGTTGTATCACCGATTAAGTCTCCACCCATTGCCGCTGCTGCAGCCGCACCAACCTCCCCTAGTGCGGCTTCTGCATCAGCCGCTGCTTCTGCTGGTGTTTGTGGCGCTTGTGGCGCTGGCCCTGATTCTGGGCCTAAACCAAGACCCCCAAGTGCCTCCGGTAAATTTACTCCAGCTTCTTTATCAGCACCTGGCAGTCTGCTACCATTACCATTACCATTATCATCGTCATCACCATCACCATCACCATCACCATCATCACCACTAGAACCTAGATCGAGACCTATAATCTCATCAGCTAATCTTTTGGCGCGTGCTGCTTCTTCTTCATCACCGCCGA